CGATGACCAGCGGCGCCTCTTCGGTGTCCGGATCATAATTTGATACAATAGTGTCGAGATCCCCGGCGGTCCATTCCCTGGTATTGCCGGCGGCATCCGTCCATGTGCCTGTTCGGAAAATTTCAAACCAATCGGTTAAACCCTTAAATTTCATAGTAACCCCCTCTTTTGCCACGGATTTATCCCGATAAAATCCGATCTATCGGATTAAATCGGGAATAGGCGCAGATATTTTTTATTTTTTTAATCTGCGTTAATCTGCGTTAATCTGCGGCTGAAATTGATTTCTCAACTCCTCCGGATATTTCCCCAGATCCGGCTGCCAGCGTTCCTTGGCCGGATTGTGATCCCAGCCCTGATCAGGGATCAGTGGCCTGGCCGGGAGCTTCTCACCTGTGATCGGATCGACAGGCTCAATCAATGCGTTTGTGGGATCTTTGGTCTCGATCGTCTCACTCTCCGCCTCATGTTTGCTTACCGGATTCACCCCGCACCGGCAGTTGTAGCCGTTGGGCGGATACCAGGTATCCCAGAATTCGTGATCCGCCGGAAATATCTTCCCGTCCAGGGCCGCGTGCGTGGGCCTGGTCCGCGAATCATTCACCGCATCATATTCCCAGAAGGGAAATGCATCCTTTTGCTCTACCATCTGCTTGTACCGGCCGGTGGTATAAGCAGTCTGCACATTGGTCCGAAAGATGGTCTCCATCCGCCAGGGCGTCATGTCCGGTGGGGCAGTCCAGCCCCGTGTCTCGAATATGTCATCGATTCTATTCCGAAAGTCTGTAAGTGTTTCTCCTTCGCTGATCGCCTTTTCTATGGCCCCGTGCATATCCACGAGCACGTCCATGCGCATTACCCCTGTCACGGTGAAGGCCGCTGCCCTGGCCTCCTCTGTGAGTGCATAGAACTCATCGGCGGTCATGGGCAATAAGCCTTTAAAGGCCTCGATCGCCTCCTCGAATGGTAATGGCTTCAAATTTTCAATTGCCAATTGCCGATTGCCGATTTTAAAATTGAAAATCGCAAATTAAAAATAGTAAATTTTCCATTGCCAATTGCCGATTGCCGATTTTAAAATTGAAAATCGCAAATTAAAAATAGTAAATTTTCCATTGTTAGTTGTCGGTTGTCCATTGCAACGGACTACGGACGACGGACTACGGACCTCCCATACAATTCCGCCACATACATGGCCCGGGCCACTAACTCCTCCAGCTCCGTCTGATCCATCTCGCCGTAAAGCGCATACAGCCCGTCCCGGATCTCCTCCAGGGAATTCGCCCCTGTGATTAACTTTTTTACGGGCGTTTCAAGCCCTTTCATGGCCCTGGCTGCATGATCGACACTCTCCCCGACCAATCCCTCTATATTCTCCTGTTCAGGTGTAAAACGGCCTTGTTTTGTGGCAAATGCCATCGGTGTGGATCGTTGCGGAGATTCAACAATCTCCTCATCCTCTGCCGGCTCCGGGATCCCATACGTCTCATAGAAATATTTCCTGCCGACCGGCACGCCGATATCGGAAGTGACCGTCTTATCAATTTCGCTGCGCTCCTTGAGATCCGGCTTTCGCTCTGCATGGGTCTTGATTTTCGGATACTCAACCACACCCGGAAAATTGTAATCAACGATCCACCGGATCAGGCTTTCGTTGAGGCATGCATCGAGCAGGTCCGCATCGGCCTCGAGGATATCCTGCCGCACCTGGCCCCGTTCTTCTTCACTGCCTAATTTTCCCGGGGTCCCTTCTGTGCTGGCTGTCTGTCCTAACACCGCCTTTGAGATCTGGGCGTCCATATAATCACAGAGCTTGTCGTAGGTCGCGTCGCCTCTGCTCATTGCCTCCAACAATTCAATACTCATCGTTTCTGGTATTTTAAGTCCTGTCTCATTCTGTATGGCGTCAATGGCATCCAGCAGGGCCTGCTGTTGTTTCGGATCGGTGCCGGGCGGATATTTGCCCACGGCAGTGGGCATGCCGAATTTCTCCAGACGTACGAGCCAATATTTAATACCGTGCTTTTTAAACCATACGGGCCACCAGAGCTTTTGCCCCAGGCCCTTGCCGTAGGGATTATCGGAATCCGCAAAGGTGAATGTAATAAATTTTCTATCCGGGACCTCCTCGCCATCGATCATATTCTGAGGCGTGAGCAGCCTGAGCTTCCGATCGACCGTGAAAGAAAATCGGCGCGGGTGTTTGCCTATAAGCTTTTGTATTGTTATGCCGCCATTGTGGATTTCCCACAACACTTCGCTCGTATAGAATCCATAGAGAACCGCCTGCATGATTTCATGACGGGCCTGGTCAAAATTGCACTCGAGAAGAGTTTCTTTTACAAAATCCGCTATTTTTTCTTCCTGGGGTGTTGCCGAGGGCCTGCCTAATTTTGTTGCGCTTTTGGCCGGGAGTATCTCCCAGTCCTTACCTACCACTGCCAGATAACGTGTCTGGAGCACGCTGCCTGCGTGAGGATCCCGATCCACCTCGTCATAGAGCTTAAGGCCCTTTCCGCTTGCCTGGGTCCTGAGGGTCGGATCGGGATTTTCAAGCCGTTTGATCCAGCCTGCAAAGACGTCGATATCCTTTTCAGCGGTTGCAATCTCGTCGGTAATCGGCTTTTGCACTATTTCCTCAGCCATAGAGGCCCCCTCTATTCTCCTGCCTGCTTTCAGGCAAATATCCGCCCATGCGGGTATATTCCCTGCGCCGGCCAGTCGATTCATATTCAATCACCCCGGCGCCTGCCAGTTCGCTTTTTGCATACAATCCCAGCGCACCTGCGATTGCCGAGTCGCCATGCCGTAGATATCCATCTCTGCTTTTATTTCTAAGGGTATCCGGCACTTTTGCGATGCCTTTCTCCATTCGTACCATGCGATGGTCATCCAGGATGTCTCCATCCCGTGGGAGAACAACGGTCCTATCCTCGAATGCCGCCTTGTAGCGCGGCATGTTTTCCCTATACCACTCATTGGTCAGCATTACCTGCAGGATTCTATATGATCCGTAGCGCTGCATTGCCACTTCTGCCAGATACTGGCCGTTTCCTCTGGCATCCAGGGCACCTCCTGAAAACCGGGGCAAGCGGTCGCATAGGTAGAAAAGAATCTGCTCCTGTTGTCTGAACGGCACATTTCTCAGCTCGAGCACAAATGGCGGGCGACACACGAGATTCGTAAGTTCCTGAAAGGGTATGATCACGGTTAGGTCGCCCGTTCTGCCGAAATCCTCTCCGAAATAGGTGGGAATATCCGTGTTCAAATTTATGAGATGTTTCACGATATGCTCCTCGCACCAATCCAGCGCCTCCTGCTGTCTGATGTACTCGGGCTCCTCTGCGAACTTCGATGCGCACGTCCAGCGCAAGACCGGAATATTCGGTTCCATACAGGATTCCACAAGCGCCCTGGACAGATACACACCTCCGCCGCGGCTGGGGATGCAGAATAATTCCTCGTCGGCAAACTCGCCGTAAAAGTCGATAAGCGCAAGCCGCCACTCGGTTTCCGCCTCCTGTGTCCACTGCTTTTTCAGGCGGAGGCAAATGCGCCTGTACAGGCCCTCGCCCAATGCATCGTCTAGGGTCGTTCTATGCAGGCTGTAGGCTTTTTTGCTGGCCCGTATCTCCGTGATCAGATCATTAAAAGTATTATCGTCGCCGTTATGGGTGCTGATGATCACTACCCTGCCCCCCCATATAAGCATGGCAATGGCCGCCTTGATAAGGCCCGCCAGATCCTCGTGGAAGGCGGCCTCGTCAATAACGATCTTGCCCTGTTTTCCACGCAGGTTTGACGGCCTGGAGGAAAGGGCCACGATCTTGAATCCCGAGGCATAGGTAATACGAAATGCCGCGATATTTTTATCTTCCTTGTCGTCTTTGAAAATAAATTCCTCGACGGCCGCGGCAGCCAGTTTATAGTGTCTGGACCAATCTGCGCAGTCCTCGATAAACTCCCTGGCCATGTCTTTGTTATAGCCGATATACCAGACATCCATGCCGTGCTCCGATGCGGCAAGCAGGGAATCCTCCCCTGCCTCGCTCCAGGAAACCCCGATACGCCGTGATTTTTCATAAATCTTCACCTGGCTCATATCCGCCACCCAGCGCTGCTGGTATGGCAGGAGAGCCTCCGGTGTACGCAGGGCGCGATTCTCTTCCGGCATGTCTCCGCTCATGAAACCTTCCTTTCTGCCACTAAGCCACCAAGACACAAAGTTCTATTTTCAATTTTCAATTGTCAATTTTCAATTCTTTGTGTCTTGGTGCCTTAGTGGCTATTTCTTTTCGCCACCGATTTTATTTTCATGAAACCCCCAATATTCGCTTCCTGATTTCCGCTACCACTTCATCGGAAAGCCCTCGTTTCTTGGCCACCTTATCCGTGGCCTGGGCCGCTTCTTTCAGGGTTTTTTCCCTGACCTTGCTCTCCATCTCCGTCTGCCATTTTTTCTGCCGCACTGCCGCCTGCGCCAGTTTGGCCACCATCTGACCGATTTTGGGGAGGTTCTTATTGTCCGCCTCCAGCTCCACGAGCAATTCGAATGTTTTTGTCTGTACGAGCCGGATAATGGCATCGTTCATTGCGCCCGCATCATCCTCCGAGGCCTCCGCGATTGCCTTGGCCTGGTCCGTGGCCACCTTGAGCGCCTGCAGCCGATCCTGAAATTTCTTCCCGTACCGGTGCGTGCTGGATTTTGAAATCTCATAGCCTATGGATTTGAGCCATTCGGCCAGCCCCTCGTACCCGGAAAAGCCGCCCTGGATCAGCTTTTTCTCCAGATCCCGGCGTATTTCCAATGGCAACAATTCCACGCTCGACCGCTGCATAATTAACTCCTTACCAGTATTTCGATGGACGGGCGATCCCGGGCAGGCACTCGACCGTGTACTCCACAACATCAACGCCGTGATGGGTCAGCTCCGCGCTCCAGCATGCCGTATCCTTACCGGTGATCACGACCAGCTTACGGTCTTCGAGATAATCCATCTCGCGCCTTAACTCTCTGGGCGTGACCGGCATGTCCTCGCCGCCCACCGTGGCCATGATCACGTCCTCAGCCACGGGATAAGGCCGGCCCACGTCCAGGGTCTGCAAGATTCTCCACCGCAATACCTCTATGTGTTTTTTCTCCGGGTCCATTACGTACCTTTCCGCTTACTTGGTCGTATGTCTTGATGCACAAACTCCAATATCGCGTCTATTTTTTGCTCGATTTTTCCGAAGCTCATGATCCAGTCCTCGCGCCGGACGTATTCCTTGGGCAGGTCTTCCTTGAGGTTCGCGAGCTCCTGGCGCAGCTTATCGTGGCGGTTACCCTGCCTCACGATGTTGGCTTTTATGTCCCGTAGATAAATTATCGCGAAGGTCAACAGCGCCGAAAACAGGCACCCGACAATTATAAGAGCTATTTGTGTTTCCATAGAATGCTTTAGCCTTTTATCGACTTAAAAATATTAGCTAGTATATTTGGTTGGGCGGGTTGTCCCGTGGCAGCACTATACCTCGCCTTTTTCTCCTTCATTCTTATGCCGAAATATGCCCGTAAAAGGGCCGTAGGTGTCCCAAGTACCGTGAGCATCAGCGGCCATGACTCAGACAGTGACTTGATCATATCCACATGGTTCTGATGGATGGCTACTATCCACATGGATGAGAATGCAATGACAACGAACGCAATTATCTTGGCCATCATCAGCGCAATCTCGGGTCTGGTCGATGAGCCTGCTTTATCGGCCTCTGCGAGGGACCCTTGAATCTGAGTCCATGAATTAATTTCTGCGATCTCCACATCGAACTCTTTTGATAGCAATTGCGCCTGTTGATCAGATGAAAGGG